TCTGTTGATGCCAAAGTTACAGTATCGCTTTCGCGTTACGTTAGATCAGTTCGGTATTCCTGGTGCTCCGACTACAGAATTAACTAAACAAGTTATGACCGTTAGTCGCCCAGAACTTACATTCGATGATATTACATTAGATGTTTATAATAGCAGAGTTAAAATGCTAGGTAAGCATAAGTGGGGAGATCCAAAACTAAAAGTACGTGACGATGCCAGCGGTATTGTTAGTAAAAAAGTCGGAGAACAATTACAGAAACAATTTGACTTCTTTGAACAAAGCGGTGCAGCATCCGGTGTTGATTACAAATTTAGAATGCGTGTTGAAATTCTTGATGGTGGTAATGGTGCTTACGAACCTGTTACATTAGAAAGTTTTGAATTCTTAGGTTGTTTCATTAAACAAGTAACTTACTTAGGTGGCGATTATAAGAGTAATGAACCATTAGATATTGATATGTCAATTTCCATTGACAATGCAATACAACTAGAAGCTCCTGGCGGAACAGCTAGCGGCATTGGTTTAGATGTTGGTCGTGTTGTAAGACCTGCAACAGCACAAGGTCTAGCAACTGGTTAATCAAATTAACAAATAAAAAGCCTGGCTTATCCCCAGGTTTTTTTTTGACTAAATACTACTATGAGTAATAATGCAGCATTTTTAAATTTTCTAAACGAAGCTAACAACGGAACGGGCCTTGGCACGGTGATGAAAGATTACCAACATGCTGACAGATTGTATATAAATTCAGATTATTCAAGAGCACCCAAAGTGGGATTTTTATATTTTGTAGATTTAAATATTAATAGTGGGGCAGTTCAAAACAAAGCATGGGATGGAGAAAATAGAAAAGATGTAGGACTATTAGCTAAGAAAGCAGACCTTCCTAAATTTTCAATTGAAAACGAAACATTAAATCAATATAATAGAAAAACTGTAATACAAAAAGGTATAAAATATAACCCCATAAGCATAGAGTTTCACGATGACAATACTGATATTACTCATAATCTTTGGGTAAATTATTATAAAAATTACTATGCAGATGGTTTTTTTGGTCGAGGCAATCCCGGATTCAAAGATACAAAATATGGAGAAATAGATTACCTATACGGAAGATACGATAATGGAAAATCTATAGATTTTCCATTTTTATATGAAATTAATCTTTATGTATTACACCAGCGAAAATTTACACAATATACTTTAGTAAATCCAAAAATAACCGAATGGACACATGATTCAGTTGATCAAACAGGCGGTAACAAAATAATGCAAAATAAGATGACTATTGCTTATGAAAGTGTAATTTATAGTGCTGGACAAATTACCCAAGAAGGTGATCCTATAGGTTTTGCAGTTAATTATTATGATCACGAACCTAGTCCTATATTCAACAAACCTCCAGCAGTCGATGTGATATATAATGAACAAAATCCTTCGCCCTTTGATCAACAAGGAGTTCGAGGTGCAGTATTTGGAGAACCTCCTAGAAATAGATCATCTACATTTGATCAAGGTACATCGAATGGTAAGTATCGTAAAGTACTTGCTCAACAGACACCAAATTTGTCTTTTGACTCTCAACCTGGCAATAATCAGTATGGTACAATACGTCCTCAAGGTCCGGGACTGTTACAACAACTAGGAACAATTCTTGTTAAAAATTATGTCAATCAAAATGGTTTAACAAGACAGAAATCTGTAGGATATAATATTGCAGGTAGCGTAATGGGACAAATAGGTAGTGGTCCTGGTAAGTATGCAAGTCCTCCAAGTACAGAGAATCAACCCGGTGTATTTACTTTGCCGGGCGGTATAGGTATTAATATTTTTAAAGGATTTAATACAACAGTAGATGGTAGCATTAGAGCAAATCCCGCTGCAATATTATTTCCCCCTAAAGGTTAATTATGAGTCAAAGCTATTCTAACGTTCCTAACACAGCTTCAGTTCAACCTGTTGTTCAGACATATGGATTTTATTCAAAGCCAATAGAATTTAGTTCTACAGTATTGGCTGCTATGAAAAGTTATTTTGTAAATAGAGAATTTGGAGATGTAGCAGCCGAATCAATAGCTATAACAATAATGACTCAGGCGCAACAGGATGGTTATAATCCTATGCAAATTTTAGATACATTAAGAGGGTTGGATAAAGTTGAACTATCTGGGTTAGTATCTGAAATATTAAACTACAATAGGTTTAAAACAAGTTCATTGGGATATGCACAAACATTTAGACCAAATTCAGAAGTACAAAGAAATATTATAGATGGTTTCTTATTTTCTGCAAAACCGGATACTTCATTAACATTGTTTGATGAAAACGGTGAAGTATTAACAAATGAAAACGGAGAAATTCTGACAATAGGATAATTAATATGGCAAATATTACACAAATAGCAAATATAACAACAGTTACAAATACAACAACATTTGTTGTTGTTAATAATTCTTCTACAAAAAGAGTATCTTATCTAACAATTAAAAATCAATTGCTAAATGAAACTGGAAAAATTTCTTTATTAAAAGATGTTGATGCATCCGGAATAACTAATGGACAGGTATTAAAGTATAGTACTAGTACAAATACATGGACTCCTGCTTTTATTGTTACCGGAACAAATCTGTTAGCTGATTTAAATGATGTTTCAGTTGGCGACAGAGCCGACGGTGAAGTATTAACATGGAGTGCTACTATAGGACAATGGGCAGCAGCACCTTCTTCATCTGGAGCATTGAATGATTTATCTGATATTCTTATTACTGGAACACCATTTGACGGACAAGTATTAAAATACAACACTCTTCAAGGTAAATGGATAAACGATACAGACAACACAGGCGGCACTACATACACATTAAATACCGCAACTGGATCAGTACTGGGAGGAGTGAAGATTGGTACCGGTATATCAATAACACCTAGCGGAACAATTAGTGCATCAGCTAGCGCCTATTCAAGAACTGAACATGTTGTAATGACTTCACCTCTTTATAATAATGATACTGCAAATGTTACATTTACAGGATATAAATCTTATGCATTGTTAAAAATATATACAAATCCCGCGGCTTGGGTCAGATTATATGCAACTAGTGCAGCAAGATCCAGTGATAGCGCAAGAGCACAAACTACTGATCCTACTCCAGGCTCGGGTGTTATAGCCGAAGTAATTACATCGGGGGAGCAAACAGTATTAATGACTCCGGGAGTTATTGGATTTAATGATGACGGAACTCCATCTACAACAATATATGCTGCAATAACTAAGTTTGGTGCAGGACAGCAGGCCGTAACAGTTATATTAACATTGGTACAATTGGAAGCATAACATGATTGATGCTACTAATTCTAGACCAGCAGATTTTAGAAAAGTTTCATTTAGTGATACAATACCTGCTGCAACACTTTCTGATTATCCTAGCTATCTTACTCCTCCAAAAATTGCAACAGCATATAATCTACCAGCAAGTACTGGTGCCGGAGTAAAAATTGGTATCTTTAGTTTTGGTGGAGGTTTTAAACAAAGTGATATTAATTCAACATTTGCTGATTTAGTTGCTGCCGGGTCATTACCGTCTGGAACTATCGCGCCAACAATTAATCAAGTATTGTTAGATGGCGAAACAGGTACATGGGGTAGTAATAGTGGTGCAGATGGTGAAAACACTCTTGATATCTATTGTATTGCTACACTAGTGCCTGATGCCGATATTACCCTATACATAGGCGGATATTGGAGTACTATTTTTGGTCGTGCAATTGCAGACGGATGCCATATTATTAGCGTAAGTTGGTGTACATCGGAGACCGGCGGCGATTTTTTAGCATCTACTTTTAACACAGCAGAAACAAATAAAGTTGCAATAACTGTAGCATCAGGCGACTGGGGCTCCTCTATTCGAGGCTCAAATATATTAGACGCAATCTATCCGTCATCTAGTCCAAAAGTAATATCAGTAGGCGGAACAAAACTTACTTTAAACACTGGTAATAATTCTCGAAACACGGAAACTGACGATAATAGAGATAGTTCGTATGGCTCTACCTGGGGTGGCGGTGGCGGGATTAGTACAAATTTTACAATACCTAGTTGGCAAGCAGGATTACATTATACACCTATTGTTAATAATGTAATAGGTAGCCCCACTGCATTAACTATGCGAGGAGTTCCTGATATTGCAGGTCCAATGAATACATATATATATTATGAAGATGGTACAATAGTTGGGGCGGGAGGAACTAGTGCAGCAGCACCGGTTATGGCAGGCATGCTGGCAAGAATTCAAGCAATAACAGGAAAACAACGATCATCTGCTGAATATAATGCACTATTTTATAATCACAAAAGTTCATTTTTTGATATAACTGTTGGAACTAACAATACACAAATTACCAGTGGATATGCCGGTACTGTTGATTGGGATCCAGTTACAGGTTTAGGACCTCCAATTGGCAATAAAGTTTTTCAATATATGAGAAACGGATTACGTCCTACTTCCGGGGGTGTTTTTCCAAATCATAAATTTGATAGAAGACCAACAACCGGAATGGTTTGGCCCCGTACAAAAACGCTATGAGTTTAAAATTTGCCCAGAGTATCTATCAGGTAAAAAATCCTGAAAAATATGTTGGGACTAAACTACCCTATTGTCGAAGTAGTTGGGAAACTACTTTTTGCATGTTTTGTGATAACAATCCAAGTATTCAGCAGTGGGCTAGCGAGCCTGTAAAGATACCCTATAGAGATCCTTTAACGGGAAAAGCAACTGTATATGTTCCTGATTTTTTAATTTCTTATATAGACAAGAATATGAAAACACATGCTGAACTTATAGAAATTAAACCTGCTAATCAAATGTTAATAGAAAAAGTAGGTAAGAACCCATACAATCAAGCACAGTATGTTAAAAATATGGCTAAATGGGCAGCAGCAAATAAATGGGCGCAACAGCAGGGATTAAAGTTTAGAGTTATCAACGAACACGATATTTTTTCCAACACTAAAAAAATGAAATAAGTAATGTTATGACTAAAAAACTCGAAGAAATTTTAAATATAGATCCTGCAGAATCTACAATAGAAATGCCCACTAGTGTTGATGCTGAACCTGTAACTTCTATTAATTTACAGGATAAATTGGAAGAATTTGATAAAATTGCTGCCGCATTGCCGCAAGTAAAAGGCCTTGGAGATATTAGCGATTCGGAGTTTGATGCACTAGCAGCTAAGGCAGAACAGGCATATGACGATTTAATGGACCTTGGTATGAATGTAGAAGCACGTCACGGTGCTAAAATGTTTGAGGTCGCTGCTAATATGCTTAATGCGGCAATTACCGCAAAAAGTGCTAAAATTGACAAGAAATTAAAGATGATTGATCTACAGATTAAGAAGCTGGCTATTGATAAAAAGAACGGCGATAAGAACGGAGAAACCATAGAGGGCGAAGGATATATTGTTACTGACCGTAATAGTATCCTGGAAAAACTTAAGAATATGAATAAATAATACTATGAAAACATTTACTCAATACCTATCAGAATCTACTAAAAAGTATGATTTCCGTGTAAAAGTAGCTGGTGGATT